ATCGGAAATCTGGCCGTAGATGCGTTCCTCTGCATAGGGCTGCGGCTTATAGGAATAGATAATCTGGCCATTTCTCTTGTCCGGCACAAAGTAGTTATTTCGGTACTCGGTAATGAAGCGTCCGAGGCGTTTTCCTAAATCCAGCAGTCGGAACTCGGCCCATAAATCCATCAGGCCGTTGGAAGATGGTGTTCCGGTCAGGCCGATGATGCGCTTGACGCTAGGTCTTACCTTCAGCAGGGACTTGAACCTCCTAGAATTGTGATTCTTGAAGGATGAGAGCTCGTCGATGACCACCATATCGTAGTCGAAGGGAAAGCCGCTGGACTCAATGAGCCACTGCAGGTTTTCTCTGTTGATGATGGTGATGTCTGCACCTGCCATCAAAGCTGCTTTTCGCTCTTTTGGCGTTCCCACACAGACAGCGAAGGTCAAATGCTTCAGATGCTGCCATTTCCTGATTTCGGCAGGCCATGTATCTCTGGCTACTCGAAGTGGGGCGACCACTAGAATGCGATGGGCTTCAAAGCTGTCGAACAGCAGGTCTGCGATGGCAGTCAGGGAGATGACTGTTTTTCCAAGACCCATATCGAGCAGGACTGCTGCCACAGGATGTGTCTCAATATAATCGATGGCGTAGGCCTGATAATCATGAGGTTCGAAGTTCATCAATCATCCCTCCAATCTGCTCGATG